AAGGTAAGAAAAAACTACCAATTTTTTGTATATTTTAATAAAAAGTGTATAAATTGGCAAGATTTTATTACAAATTTCACGTTTTGGAGATAAAGCAGTTGGCTTTAAAAGTTATTTTATCGTGATTTTTTATTAACTCATTTATAAAAAATACCCCTCTTGGAGAGGGGAATCATAAAGAGGAAAATTCAATTACATAAATTATTGTCTATTAATTTTTGTGAATAATTATTGTCAAATATTAAATTCAATAGTTTTATAAATTGATTTTGTGTTAGATAGATATTAGGTAATATAATATTTTTATAACACTTTTCTACCATAATATCATTATAGTATTCTTTATATTTTTGCAGTTTATCTATAATTCCAGGAGGTAAAATTATTTCATCGTATGACTCTATACTACCATTATTGTGATTTCCGCTTACCTCGTAATACAAAACCCATATATAATATCTTAGACTATCTGTAAATTTTTGTTCATCTTCTAAAAAATATGCACTATATAATAATTCACAGCGAGCTAAACCAAAATTTCTATTTTGAAAAAAATATATGTATCGATCATTTATTATATTCCACGTAATTTCTTTCACACTTAAATTTGTATCATAATATTTTTCTAATTCAAAAAATTCCGAAGCAGTTATTTGATACCTGTTATGCAATTTAAAAATTTCGAGGTATTTTTGATTAGATTCAACAAACTTATTTCCAGTTGCTGATAACACATATGCGAAATTCAATTGATTTTCAATAAGTTCAGGACTAACATTATTAATCACTAGTTCAATAAGATCTGCTTTTTTACCTTTGGGGGGGATATCAAATTTTATTAGAATTTCTTTAAGTTCGTTAACTTTTAATTTTTTCAATGCTAATTGAAAGTTTTCTTTTTCAATATACCCCTTTTTAAGCATTTCGTTTTGTTTGGTGATTGGATTTTTAACATTTAACCTGTAGGACAGCCAACGAGGGTATGAATTGGGATCGGAAGACAATACATGCCCGAATTGAAAGATAGAAAGGAAAATTGTATTTGTGTATTCATCATCTGGGTCTTGGCAGTCGTTCCATGGAGAGTGTGGTGCTGATGAATTAAGCATATTAGAAATATTAAAGAACTTTTCTTTATATATTTTATCAATTGTTTTAAATTTATCGGAGGTATTGACTTTTTGGTTTGATTTTAAAATATTTGTATATTTATTATATTGATTAGTATAATAATCAATATTTTTCTTATCCATATATTTTTGGTATTTTTGAAGAGCATCATAAAACTGTTGTAATTGAAATAATTTACTTTTCTCCGTTTTTAAAGTCTCTATTTTATCAAGAACAGAAGAAAAGTATCTTTTTAGAAATTGAAATATCATTTCTTGCTTTTCTTGAATAGCTACATTTAATGCTTCAGACGGTTTGATTGAAACAAAAGTTATATAGGGCTCAAGGAGAGATAAAGATGATGCTCTCTCAAAAAGTAAGTTTAAACGTCTAAAAAATGTTTCAGGGTTAACAGTGGTTTGTAATAATTGGCAACAATCGTTAATAACATTGATGTGATTTTCTACTGTTGTAAGTGTAATATTTTCTAATTGGTGTTCAGATAATATTAGTTTGGTTGAATTAGGCATTAATATTTGTTGCCATTTAAGTAGTTTTTTCTTTTTCTTTCCAAAGATCATTATAATAGTCCTTTTTTATTAATATAATTTAAATATTTTTTTAAATTAATTATAGCATAATTAATTAGTAATTACAATACATAATTTACCAATTATATTCAATATTATCGTAAATTTTTTATAAGATTTTAAGTATAAAACATGGACATTAAAAATTATGTAGTTCTTTGTAATTCTATTAAAAGAATTTTATCAATTACTTCCTTACTGATATCGTCGAGTTTACGATAATTCAATAGTAAATTTATTTCTTGTTGAGTGCGTGCTAATTTCTCATCTGTAAGGTTGTATTTAAATTCATCTTGATAGAGAAAATTTGCATCACATTTTAAGACTTCAAACAATTTGAATAGGATTTTTTCATTAGGTGAGCTTATATTGCTTTCGTAATTGCCTATGCTACCTTTTGAAACTCCAACCAATTTAGCTAATTCAGGCTGTGTCAGCCCTAATTCTTCTCTCTTTTGTTTAATTCTACTTCCAATACTCATAATACAGTCTCCTTTTAGCTAATAATAGCATATAAAAATAGCCGTGTCAATAAAAAAATCTCAAATTTCTTGAAAATATATCTTGACAAACCAAGTAATTTGTGATATTATTGAGCTGTACCAAGAAACTTGAGAGGAGGTGATAGTATGCAAAATGTAGCTACTTTTACACGAAAAATAATTTGTAACAAGGGGCTAAAACAAAAAAGTGTTGCGAAAAAGGCTGGCTATTCTCAACAGCAGTTTAGTAGTTTACTAACAGGAAGAAAACTTTTTAAAGCTGATGATATTTATAGAATCGCAATGGCTCTAGAAGTTACACCAAATGAACTTTTTGGGATTAATGATGAAACCAAAACCGCATAAGAAAGGATAAAATTATGGATAATAAAATTAAAGAAAAAACTGATGTTCAAGTTGTTTTACTTCGACAGTTAAATGAACTTAGAGAAAAACAACTTAAACTATCAGTCCGAGATGTTAAGCGTTATACAAAACTTTCAAACGCAATTTGCGATACGGCAAAAACTCTTTTGACGTATTTTTAAAATGCTAAATTATACTATATTTTTACGGGGATGGTAAGGAGCAGAAACCAAATCTGCATAAGAAAGGAGAATATTAAAATGAATAAAGAAAAGGGTAATCCACCAAGACCAAGAGGTTGCGATAAAGCTGAGGTAATAGCAGTAGTAAAGACAGTATCCTTAAGGGGAGCAGGAACAGATAATGACCCCTGTAGAGAGGTCATTCAGTATTGGGATTTCTCAGGAAAACTATTAGCTGAAAATGATTCTGTTAAGAATTGTGGCTCGGAAAATGAACTTCGTTTAAACTCAAATGTTTAATTATTGCTTACGTGCGTTAATTAATTTTTCAGCTTCAATGTTTTCCAGTTCTGAATTTATAAAATATTCTGTTGATTCTAAAAAGTGTTTTAATTCTTTCAAGCTATAATCTTCGTGCTTACGGCAATAATGTGTTTCATCATTACCAAGCCAAGTAGAAGCTTTTGCAGTATTCTTAATTCTTGTATTATCAATATAATTTTGAATACATTGGCTTAAAGAAGTTTTTTTGATTTCTTCTACTTTATCTTTGTGAAGCATTATGGCAAAATCTTTTATTAGAAATTCAAGTGCTTTTCTATATCCCATGCCGCATATTTCGGTTAAATTTGATTCTTCAGCAAAGTAAGCTTGATCATAAATCTTTACATAACGTTCAGAAAGGTTTTTTATATGCTCGCTGTGCTTAGGGGTTGCATGATAAACAGGATATGTTGTTTCAGGATTTAAACAATTTTCTTCTGTATCTTGATACAAAATCTCATCAGTATAGTATTCTGAATTAAAACTTTTTTGACATGTTGTACATAGGAAAGTAACAAATATTCGAAATTCGTTATCTGTATTTGGATGAACTATCTCAATGTAATGAGATGATAAAATCTTAGGATCAGTAGAATGATTACAGTAAGGACACATAGTTGGAATATTTATTTGAAACGGGCGATTGACCTCGTAATCATGATTTATTGATTGCGCATAAATTTTTTTAAACATTTTTTATTTCCTTCCGTCAATTATTAAATAATTTGAAATTTAGAAAATACAACAAGTTGTAATCAAAATGGGCATAGCTTATCACCATTATTATAACATAATATGGTATATTTTGTCAATGAAGGGAGGGCCATTATGCCGTTTAAAATAAAAATTAGATTAATGGAACTCGGTAAAAAGCAAGTGGATTTGATTCCGGAGCTTGCAAAAATGGGTATCAAAACTGAGCCGGCTGAACTAAGTAACGCTTTAAGTGGTCGTTATCAAAAACCTAAGCTTGATAAGATACTGTCAGCTTGTAATGTAATCGTAACTGGGTGGGAAAATCAAAAAGGAGAAAAATAAAAAGGGGATCACTTTAGATTAACATTCTCATTAAAAACTACCGCAAGGAGGTGAAAAAATGAATGCAGAAGCAAAAGAAGCAGCCAAGTTTTTAAATACCTACATAGAGGAAAACCTAATAAAGGTTGCAGAGGTAATAAAAGAAAATCCAAGCTACATAAAAACAAAGGCGGCTGCTGATTTATTGGGCGTAAGCCTGGATTCGGTAAAAACATATCTAAGGAACGGCGGAGACCTGGGAGTGGCATGGAAAAAAGAGGGTAAACAAAACCACGGCTACAGCGTTCCGACATTTCAGTTTATATGTAAAAGCTATGGAGCACAGTTTATAAATATTGTAAGGGAGTACATAGAATGACGAGATTAAGAAAAGCAGAGATAATAGCAATAACAGGAACGATATTAAGCACAGTGTCAGGGCTGATATTTGATACATGGTTTATGGTGTTAGGCTGTGTATTAGGATGTGTTACGATAGTGCTGTGCTCAATAGATGAATGGCGAAAAATGAACAGTCAGATGTTGAAATCAAAAATATCAGCCAAAGGGCGTAAAAAGGAAGAAAAATATTTTCGTGACAATGGGTATGCGGATGTATTTAAGAAATAAAAAAATCCGCCCTGCGCAGAAGCGAAAGGACGGATTCACAAATAATAACACTACTGAATAATAACACAAATTGAATGGAAAGTCAAGAGTTATGGTAAAAAAATATGAGTTTACAGAAGAAACAAAAGTTATCTGCGGAAGAAAACTTCACAGAATTAGAGCGCTAAGAAATTTTGGATGTGTTAGAGCTGGTGACCTGGGCGGATTCATAGAAAAAGAAGAAAACTTAAGTCATGGGAGAAACTGCTGGGTTCGTGATGACGCAACAGTATATAATAATGCAAGAATCTGCGGCAATGCAGAAATCTGTGGCAATGCAGTAATCTGTGGAGGGAAATGGGACAAGTCACCTTTATACATACAAGGTACAAAATGGGCGTTTTATGTATCTTCTGAAAATACAGTAACAACAGGATGTCAAATTCATACATTTGAAGAGTGGCAAAAGAATTACAAACAGATTGCTGAGGAGCATGATGGACTTGAAGTACTGACGGAATATATCAGATATTTCAATTTGGCTTGCGAAATGTACGGAAAGGAAGAATATAAGATAGATTTAAAAGAGAAAGCAGCATGAAACTAAATGAAAAACAGTTATCTACATTGAAGAAAGCAGTAGCCTCTTTGGAAAGAAAGTGGACAGGGAAAATAAATATAAAGCGTTCCGATATAAAAAATGAAATACTGAACTTGCGGTACTTATAACAGAACTTACAGGTTCAGTGGAGTGGAGGAATAGTTAAAATGGATAGTTGTATGTTTGATTTTTTGGAACAATGTTTTCATGAATGTGAAAACTGTCCGAGAAAAATACAGCCAGAGCCTGACTGGGATCATTTAAGGGATTTGGAAAGGGAACAGAGATATGATATTGGCTGATCCTAAAAATCATGAAGAATGGATAAAAGCGAGAAAAGCAGGAATTGGAGGAAGTGAAGCGGCAAGTATACTTGGAATGAATAAGTATAAGACAAATGTAACACTTTGGAAAGAAAAGAAAGGACTTGTTAAACCTGAAGACGTTTCGGAAAAGTCCGCAGTAAGATACGGGAAAGAAGCTGAAGCATATATACGCAAGCTGTTCAAGCTTGATTATCCTGAATATGAAGTAAGTTATAATGAGTTTAGAATGTATGCGTCAGAAAAATACCCTTTTATATTTGCAACACTGGATGGAGAATTGACAGACAAGGAAACAGGAACAAGGGGAATTTTAGAAATAAAAACTGCAACTATTCAGAACTCACTGCAATGGAATAATTGGCAGGATGATAAAATCCCAGAAAATTACTACATACAAATACTGCATCAATTGGCGGCAACCGGATGGGATTTTGTAATATTAAGAGCATATATAAGATACTACAGAAATAGCAGACTGTTCGCTTGTGTGAAGGATTATAAAGTAAACCGTAATGAAGTAAGCCAAGAGATTGATTTTTTAATAACGGCGGAAGAAAGGTTTTGGAAGTCTCTTGAAAGTGATGATGAACCGGCACAGATACTGCCTAAAATATAGGAGGGAAAAATGGATTTTTTGGAACTTGCAGTAAGAGCAGATATAAGTACGATTCCGGAAATAGAATTCAGCAACTTTGAAGAGCTGAAAGAGGAAATAAAAGAAAGACTGGAGCATTATAATAACCTTGTAATTCTAAAAGATGATATAAAACAGGCAAAAGCAGATAAAGCCAAACTTAATAAGCTCGCAGAGGCTGTTGACGGCAGGAGAAAAGAAATAAAAAAACAATATTCACAGCCGCTGACAGAGTTTGAAAAGAAATGTAAAGAACTTGTGGAACTGATAAAAGGACCAGTATCTGCTATTGACAGCCAAATAAAGGCATTTGAAGAAGAGGAAACTAATAAAAAATATTCAGAATTAAAAAATCATTTTACTGAGTATGCAAAAGGCATGGAAGAAATAATTGACTTTGATAAAATTCTGAATCCAAAATGGAAAAACTCATCAATGAAGCTAAGTACCCTGAAAGCCGAGATTAAGGACACTGTTGACAGAATCGGAAATGAAATTGATATACTAAAAAAAGAATGCGGTGACAGTACATTTGCGGCAGCAGTTATTAATGAGTACTGCGATAAGGGTTACAGTCTGAGCAAGGCTCTTGTATATTCGGCAGAGTTAAAAAGACAGTCGGAAATTCAGGCAAAAAAGTTAAAGCAGGAAAAAGAAAATGCAATTAAAATTGAAGAAAAGCAAGAAGAAAATTTGAATTATGCAAAAGAATTGAATCAGGAAATTGTAAAAGAGGCAGCTGAGCCAATAGTAGGGGGATGTTTTGCAGTAGAATGCAGGAAATCACAGTTAATATTATTAAGAAAGTTTATGGAAGAAAATAATATAAAAATAATTGGAACGTTAAGTCTAAAGGATTATAAGGAATATAAGAAAAATCAGGAGGTAAAAGAATAATGGCATTGAAAAACAGTATTACAGCAAATGAAGGAACTCAGAAAGCTCCGTTTTCATTGCAGATACAAAGTAAGGGATATCAAAATCTGATAAATACAACACTAAGGGACAAGAAAACAGCAAACAGGTTTATCGCTTCTATAGTATCAGCAGTAAGCGCAAATCCAGCCCTTCAGGAATGTGACGCAGGAACAATTTTATCGGCAGGCTTGCTGGGAGAGGGATTGAATCTTTCACCGTCACCGCAGTTGGGACAATATTACATAGTACCGTTTAATGATAATAAAAATAAAAGAAAAGTAGCGCAATTTCAGTTAGGTTATAAGGGATATATACAGCTTGCAATTCGTTCAGGTCAGTATAAAAAGTTAACTGTAATGCCTATCAAACAGGGAGAATTGATACATTTTAATCCGTTGGAAGAAGAAATTGAAGTTCAGCTTATTGAAAACGAAATAAAACGAGAAAAAACACCGACAATCGGATATTATGCAATGTTCAGGTATTTAAACGGCTTTGAAAAAGCGATATATTGGAGTAAGGAAAAAATGATGTCTCATGCGGACAAATACAGCCCGGCATTTTCTATTGAAGAAAAAACGATAAAGACAGGCGGCAGACAATTAAAAAAGGTTTCGTTTGAAGAATATGAATCAGGAAATTATGATGAAAAAGACAGTTGGCTGTATTCATCATTTTGGTACAAGGATTTTGATGGAATGGCGTGTAAAACAATGCTGAGACAGCTAATAAGCAAATGGGGAATTATGTCAATAGAAATGGAGAAGGCAGTTACAAGCGATATGGCTGTAATAAATGAAAATGGAGAAGCGGAGTATGCAGAGGAAGCTTCGGAACTGGTTGAAACAGCAGCAGTAGAAGAAGCGGTATTAGAATCGAAAGAACCGGAAGACGATTTTGCAGCAATTATGGGAGGTTAAGATATGATAAACAAAGTTATAATACAGGGTCGGTTAACAGCTGATCCTGAACTAACGCAGACAACGTCAGGAATTTCGTTATGCCGGATAAGCGCAGCAGTTGACAGAGGGTATAAGTCAAAAGAAACGGGAGAATCACAGACAGATTTTATAAATGTAATTGCATGGAGGCATTCAGCAGAATTTATCAGCAGATATTTCAAAAAGGGCAGCATGATAATTGTAGAAGGAAACTTAAGAAACAACAATTATACTGATTCAGACGGTGTTAAGCATTATTCTATGAATGTTCATGCTGAAAGTGTTCACTTTGCCGGAGGAAAGTCAGAGAATAGGCAAGAAGATACATCTGCTAAAGCTTCATCTGATGTTTCATCAAAACAGCCGAAAGCAACTGAGACTGTTCAGCTCGAAAATCTTGATGATTTTGAAGAAATCATAAGCAACGGGGAAGTACCGTTCTGAGTGTGAGGTGAAAAGATGTCAAACAGGATATTAAAGCAATCAATATGTACAAGCGATACAGTAGATGAATTATCTTGGTTTGAGGAGGTGGTATTTTACAGATTAATAGTAAATTGTGATGATTACGGAAGAATGGATGCAAGACTGAGAATTTTAAAATCGGCATTATTTCCATTAAAGGAAAGGTTAACGGTAAAGGAATTGGAACGTGCGCTTTATAGATTGGCGGATGCAGGTTGCGTTAAGCTCTACAAAGTTGGAGGAAAACCCTATTTGTATCTCCCAACATGGGAAGTCCACCAGACCATTCGAGCACAGAAAAGCCGTTATCCAGCACCGGAAAGCGGAACAGAAATAAAAGTAGATATGAATGAGAGTGAAAACAAACGCAATCAAATGATAGCAGATGAATGCAGATATTTCCGTAATCCAATACAATCCAATACAATTCAATCCAAATACGAATACGAATCTAATTTTATGCCCGGAGCTGAAACTCCGGACAGTAATCCGTTTATCAAACTGCCGTTAAACAATAAAACAGAATTTGCAGTAAGCGAAAAAATGATACTTGAATGGGCAGAGCTATATCAGGCAGTAGATATAAAGCAGGAGTTAAGAAAAATGAAAGGTTGGCTTGACAGTAATCCAAGTAAGAAAAAAACAAAGTCAGGCATTAAACGGTTTATAACCAACTGGTTATCAAGGGCACAGGACAGCGGTGGAAGCAGAAAAGAAATATCAGACCAAACATCATTTGGACATGACCTTAACATGTATAAGAGCCTTGTAAACAACTTCGGAGATTGAAGTGGATAGCTGGAAAGATAAAAACGGAAAAAGGTATGTATACTGTCATGAATGCGCATATGGGGGTAATGGGATTATAAAAAACTGCAATGTGGGTAAAGAAATCAGAAGCAACTACCTAAACAGAGGATGTTGGGCAGGAGAATTAATTGAGGAATTAAAACAGGGTGAAGAAGATGAAATACATAATTCAGGAGATACCACCCAGTAATAATAAATTTATGGGCAGAACAAACAAGTGGGAGTATCAGGATGAAAAAAGAAACTGGGAAAGGCTGATTAGGTTATCATGCAGAAAAAGACCAGAAAAACCGTTTAAGAAAGCAGAAGTAAAAATAACATATTATTTTAAAACAAGGGCAAGGCATGATCCTGATAATTACAGCGGAAAGTTTATACTGGACGGCTTGGTAAAGGCTGGGATTATAGAAGACGATAGTTTTAACAACATACGGCTGGAACTGTCGGGTAAGTATGATAAATTGAATCCGAGAACTGAGATTGAGGTTACAGAAGCGTTGTTTGATAAGCTAAGGGAGGATAAATAATGTCAAAAATAGGGCTGTGGACGGACAGTCATAATTTTCCAAGCCTGCCGTTAATGAAGCTGTCAGCTTATCATAAAGCCATGGGCGATGAAGTTGAAATGTATATGCCAATAAATCAATACGATTTAGTTTATGCTTCAAAAGTATTCAGCTTTACGGATGATATTGATACAGACAGTGTTATACAAGCAGATGAAGTGAAAAGAGGCGGAACAGGGTATTGCATAAGTGTGAAAAATGGTAAAGAGGTATTTGACAATTCAAAGAATACGTTTTTGCCAAGGGAAATAGAGCACATATATCCCGATTACGCTTTATATCCGCAATATAAATATGCAGTGGGATTTCTGACAAGAGGCTGTCCAAGAAATTGCGGATTTTGTGTGGTAGGTGAAAAAGAGGGATTATGTTCAAAACAAGCTGCGGATTTGAATGAATTTTGGAGAGGACAAAAAGAAATAAAATTACTTGATCCGAATATTTTGGCTTGTAAAGATTACGAGAGCTTATTAAAGCAATTAGCTGAGAGCAAAGCAAAAGTAGATTTTACACAGGGATTAGATATTCGATTGACGAATCCGGATAACATTGAGTTATTAAATAAAATAAAGGTTACTATGCTGCACTTTGCATGGGATAATCCTAAACAGGATTTAACGAGGTACTTTAGGCGTTTTTCAGAGCATACAAAAATCAAATCAGACAGAAACAAGGTTGTATATGTTCTGACAAATTATAACAGTACGCTTGAAGAAGATTTATATAGAATTTATACGCTGAGAGAATTAGGATATAGTCCGTATGTAATGATATATCAAAAAGAGAATGCTCCAAAGGAGATAGAACATTTACAAAGATGGGTGAATTGCCGATGGATATTCCGTACTGTTAATAAATTTGAAGATTATAAAGGTTAGGTGGATGTAAATGAGATTGATAGATGCAGAAAAATTACAAAAACATTTTGAAAATTGTATAGTAGAATGCAAAAATACAAATTCATATTCAGAAGATTTTGAAATAGCTTTATCAGTAACTAAAAATCAACCGACCATAGAAGCAGAACCAGTGAGGTATGGTGAGTGGGTATATGGTGAGGACCAGATTGTGCACTGCTCCGAATGTGGCAGAGAAATGTTATCAACTGATATTTCTAATTATTGTCCTAAATGTGGTGTAAAAATGGAGAAGAAAAATGCATAAGGAATTAAAACCGTGTCCGTTTTGCGGAAGTAATGAATTAATAGTAGACGTTAGTGGGGTTGCCCCACATAAAAGAATGGTGATAGAATATACCGCTTGTGTGGAATGTGCTAAGTGCTTTGCAAAAGGCGGTGCCGTAATGGAAGAACTAAAAATTCATTTGTTTGGTGGAAATATTGAATTTGATACTATTGATGAAAAGTTTAAAGAACGTGTAATTGAAGCATGGAACAGGAGGAAAAACAATGAAATCTAAAATTAAACAGTTAGATGCAATTAATAATCTGTTAATTGCCGTTTTAACATTAGACTTTGTTAGCAATGATGCCAAGGCAGATATATTATTGACTATGTGAATTAATAAGGATATAAGGCAGCAATTGCAAGAAGCGAAAAATATACATGAAAGCCACCAAAAAAGGATAGATGAAGAATATGTTGAATATTACGCTGAATTGTCTGAATGTATTGATAAGTTTACAGAAAGCTTAAGCGAAATGCAGGATGGGCTTTTCAACAGTATAAACCCTTTGTTATGATAAAGATTGAATATGATGGCAAATAAAAATCTGCTGACCATACAAAAGAGAGTGCATGAGGTATACGATTACTACAAGAGTGAATTAGAACTTTTACCGGAAGATAAGAAAAGCATATCGAATATAAATTGCTATATTGACGCGATTGAAAAGGTTCTTAACATAATTCAAGAGGAAATTGATAGAAGTAACATAAAGGAAAGAAAAATATGACGGAAAGAGAGAATTGAGAAGATTTATTTAAACTCATGCAGGAAAACCCAGATTTGCCTGTTGTGCCTATGGTGGACGGAGAAATTGTAGCCGGAGACGATCATGGATACTGGCAGGGGGCTTGGGGTTATGCAAGAGTAGATGAATATCTAAAACCTAAAAGAGAATAAGTAGATATTCAAAGTAATTAAATCAAATATTTGATTGATAGGAAGTGATTTTGAATGAATGGATTTTTATTTTATGATACAACATTATTATTCATAAATAATGATGAACGACCATGTAATAATTGGTTAAGGCATAAGTTCCAGCATTATGGACTTCTTCATAGAATTTTCAATATGATGAGGAATTATGGTTTTGAAATATATAATGATATGGAAGTATCTAAGATAATAAGAAAAGATCACTTTGCCGGAGTAAAAGGTGATTTAAAATTTAAGGCAAGCAGATACCCAAAAGGTTTTAAAGTTGTATTTTATCAAGAGTTGGTTACTGCAAATTCTAACGGAGGTTATTACGATTTTGATAAGTTTAAGAAAATGCCATATTTGATAAAGAAACAATACATTTTAGCAGTTAATAAAATTTGTAGTTTTCTTTCAGAATTTGCCCAAAATATAACAAAGCCGGATTGCCGTACAGCAGAGAACGAAATAAAATATAGCTATGTTCAAAGCTGTCACCATCCAGAGGAAAGTATGGATTTTGATTTATCGGAACTGAATGGTACAACTTGCGGGGAATCATACAACAATACTGATCGGGATGGTAAAACAATATTTAATGGGGATCTAAAATATTTCAGAGATCATAAAGGATACCTAAATCGTGGAATTGTATACCACGACCTGAATAATATGTGGTGGGTAATATTGAATGATACAGAGATAGCTAAGAAGGCTAATTTTCAACTTTTTGATATATCGGATAAGGATATAAGAAAAAGAATGAAAAAGTACATAAACCCTGAATCATGCATACAAAAGCAACAGATTTTAAGTCAGTGTTCTTTAAAAGAACTGAAAAATGAGATTAAAAGGAGGTTAAAAAATAATGAAGTGTGAAAAATGTTTACACTATGAGGTGTGCAAATCGCTTGAAGAATGTAATGGAATACGGATGATAAAGGCTGAACACTGTAGTTTTTATAGGGATGAAACTTTAATGGTTGATTTACCTTGCAAGGCAGGAGACGTATTATTCGTTAAAGAATACTATGTTGAAACTGAGAATGAATATATAGAAAAGGTAAAGTGTAATGAAATAGAAATCGTGGAAGACAGTATTTCGATAATTTGCAAAACAACTGAAGGAAGTTATGATACATATGTGCCAGAGGATTTTGGAGATTGTATTTTCACAACTCGTGAAGAAGCTGAAAAGGCATTTGAGGAACAGACAGATGACGTGTAAAGACTGCAAGCACCGTAAATATTGTTTTGAAAGTTCAAGGAAATGTCCATGCAGGGAGTTTAAAATAAAATGAATACATTGATTGAAATTATAGATGAAACTAAACTGGTATTAGGAGAACGAAAAGCAGAATTAAAGACAGCTGAGGGATTTGAACATACTGAAATAAAAGTTGATTATGATTTGGCTTCAATAGAATGGGCAATCAAACTTTTAGATGACTTATCAGAAGAAAAAATTAAAAAGGCTTTTGTTCGAGCTTTAAATGATATTAATGAAAACTTTATTTTCTTAATAACTGATTACACAGGAGTTTTAGAAGAATATCGTAGCGCTGTATGTGAGCGTGATAAAGAAATTACTATTGGCAAAATAAATATAATTAATTTCATGCGAAGAGATTTTGAAGCAGCATGTAAAACGATATTGGAGATGGATGAAATTGAAGAACAATGATAATGTAAACCATCCTGAGCATTATCAGGGAAAACGTGAGTGCATAGATATAATGATTGATTTATTTGGGATAGAAGCGGTAATAGGATTTTGCAAATGTAATATATTTAAATACCGTTTCAGAGCAGATAAAAAGAACGGAGAGGAAGATATATTAAAAGCTCAGTGGTATGAAAATAAGCTTTCTGAGTTGCTTAACATAAAAAGGGACTACATAAAAATGGACAAGTGCAGTAAATGCTTAAACCGTAAAAATTGTATTGACGGTGCGAATTACAGAGCAGCAGAAAAATGTAATAAATACATATCCGAGGCGGAAAAAAGAAACCGCCTTAATATTGCGGCAAACAGGCTCTGACGATAAAAGTTGTTATATAAAAAATTATTTAAAATAAATATTGCTGTGGGGGTACTGATGATAACCGGAAAACAAATCAAGATGATTTATTCTTTAGCATCGGGTATCGGAATCAATAACAATACTCATGACGATGAATTACATATACTTATTTACAGCAGAACAGAAAAGGAATCCGTAAAAGACTTAACGAAGTCTGAAGCAAGCGGTATTATAAGCGAGCTTAAACAACTGAAGGGATCGTTAAAATCTATAAAATATGTTGATGTTCCGCCCGGAAGAATGTCAAAGGAACAGCAGGACAAGGCTTGGCGGCTGATATATATTCTTGGTGAGATAGATAAATCAGCAGCGCCAGCAGGAGAAAGAATGAAAGGAGCGGTTAAAAAAATCCTTGATATGGATATAAATATGAAAAATGAAGCTCCGTTTCGGATGGTAACAGTCCGGCAGGGCTCTATACTCATTGATAACCTGAAAAGATATGTTTCCTCAGCGGAAAGAAAAAAAGCGGGTAAATAAAATGGATATTAACAGCATAACGATAGATAATCTTTACGGAGAGCAGTATGAGCTTGCCGCTCTGATAGGAATTGAAGCATACAAGAAACTGGTTATGAATTACGGAGGAGGCTCGGTGTACATATGCAAGCCCGATACAATAATGAAATCCGACCGAAACAGGGAAATATGCGAAAAGTTTAACGGATACAACTATCGCGAGCTCTCTAAGGAATACAATTTGTCAAAAAAGACGATTCGCAGCATTACGGCTGTAAAGCTTAAGAAACTTAAAAATGCCCCTATTGACGGACAGCTTAAATTGTAATATATAATTGTATAACAATGCAAATAAACTCAATTAAAACCAGGTTCAGTTTTATACCGAACCTAGTTTTTTTCTATTTAATTCATTTTCATATTTTTTTAAATCATCATAAAGCGTATTTAATACAATTGCTTTGTTTCTGCTTTTATTTTCATTCAACGAATCGGAATCTTTTGAAAAATAGTTATTTATGGATTTTATAATTTCATAATCCGCAAAATATATATCAGAAAAACTTGAAAATGAATATATTTCTCTTAATCCGTTATAAAGATTATAAACTTCTTTTGGGGAAGCTTCTATAAGACGCTTAATTAATTTATTGTAATCAAACATAGATAAGAATCTGCCCTTAGTTATAAAGCAGGCGCTATTACTGTGACAGTATTCTTCAAATTCACTATCCCATGGTATCTCAGATACCAAATTACCGTCTTTATCTGTCGACATTGTACGTAATTCTTTTTCTTCGATCTTTTTGATTATTGGCATTATTAATTTTATGTAATCACACACAAATTTGTTATCACTTGATGTTATGTATATCATTTCTTTAGTAAGTACAAATTGCTCGTCATCAAAATATTGTACCATTAAATTAACAAATTCAGAAATGTCAGTTTTTGGAACATTGTATTGATGAGGTTCATTTTTTTTGGTGTTATCTATTATATCAAAAGAAAGATTGGGATCAGCCGAATCGAAGAGTAAACTACTTTTTGTTTGGCTTTCTTCGGAATTTAATCCGAAATTTGGATTATTTATGTGCATTAACGTTAAAATAATACCTTTGAACTCTTGAGGAAAATATTGTTTTTTGCTTAATTCTTTTTTGGTTTGTTGAATAAGCGGTTCAACTTCTTTATCTTCTAAAAGATACCACTGTTTAAGATGGTTAAGCGCTAATGATTCATGTTTTCTTCTGCTTTTAAGAGTTTTATTGATAGTGATTTTTTCTTTTATCGATGCATTGATATCAGAATAAGCAGCATCTTTATCCATACAAAGCGTTTCCCAGTATTCGTCAATAAATGCGTATCTGTATATTTCAATGTGTTGCACATTAGACTGATTTTCGTTTACAATACCAAAACGTAAGGCATAAGACCGATTATACTCTCCTGTTCCATTTGCTTTTCTTATTGAAGAATATACTATATACCTTACAATTAAATTTAGTTCTTCTTGAAAATATTCTTTATTTGATATTTTTTCTTGATCTAATGAAGAGATAATATTCTCAATTGCTGTACATGCGGTAATTAATGAGCGCAAGTTTCTGTGTTTTTCATGTTGAAACAATTCGATAATTTTTTCTTTGTTATTTAGAACTATATCTTGAATATCAGTGTTTGTTATATATTCTTTTATAATTTCATCAAATGATTCCCTGATTGGAATATTATATAGAATGGTTAATCCAATCAATTTTTCTTTGGTTCTTTGGTATTTAGACTTTCGATTGTTTAATTGATTTGATTCATATGCAGTGTTATCAGAATCTTTTTTTGTGACATTGTCAGTCTTTAGCTTTGGAATATCATCTTCATATTTATCTATTTCTTTTTCATTTGCAACCATTATTATTTTAAATTCATTGTTCTCGGATAAGTTGTTTAGAAAGCCCATTAATTCAAGAATATTGATTTGACATCTTTCAATGTCATCAAAAATAAGAATTATATTCTTTAATTTTCCAATTTTCTTTTTAAGAATGCCTTTAACAACTTCTGCTTTTCTGTTTTCTACAAACTTAATTGCATTGCTGCCAAACAAATCTATACCTTTTGATATCAAATTGCCGAATGGTCCAAGCTTTTGAGTTTTATTTTGAACTACATTTTTAATCCATTGTCCATAAATCATATCTTGTACTTTTTCTATTTTGGATACTCCGTATAAAGATATTGAAAGTACCTGATTATCTTGTTCAAGGAGATAGGGTATTAATTTGTTTTTTATAAAAAATGTTTTACCGCATCCCCATTCGCCATTTAAAAGAATCGCTTGATTAATTCTATAGTTTTGAATGTAATTATAAATTATATTTGTTATTTCTTCCATAGACAGCAGTTTTGACATATTAACACATATTCTCCTTAAATAAAGATTTAATTAATTAAATACATTTTAACATAGGAAATTGCCAAAAATCAACAAAAAATACTAAATTAGCCGGTTTATACAAATAAAACAAACAGTATTTGTATATTGACAACAAATACCAAAAGGGAAATTAAAAAAAGAAATTTGTGATTTTACATTTATCAATACTTAATGTATAATATAAATATAAATATACGTGTAGTATTGACCGAGAGGGAGGAAAAATGACTCAGGGAATTTTTACATTGATAATCGAAGCAGTCCTGACCGGCGGAATAGCGGTAATATCGTTCTTTTTAAGAAGAACCATTGCGGAGCTGGACGACTGCAAAAGGGATATAGCCAAGATTAAAGAGGATTACATAACAAGGGAAGACTTTTTTCGTGAGCAGAGCGATACAAGGAGAAGACTGGACAGAATCATGGACATACTTCTTGAAATAAAGGGGGAATCAAAATGAACGGTTCGGAAGCGGAAAAAATCAGGCAGAAAATAGAGAACGGCAATTTTTTTGCAAGCAACGGCAGGATACTCCAAACACTGAATATTCTTGCCGGAGATTTTAAAAAGCTGACAGATTTAAAATATGTACTGCCTGATATAGATGAATCCGAAATGCTGAGAAGCATTGACTATCTGTATGAGGGCGGATATTTAAAGCTTAGAAATACGGAAAGCAGAAAAGCCATGGCTCTTTCAGATGTTAAGTCGTATAAAGAATTGTCCGCTAAACTTACGGCAGACGGAGTGCGAATACTTGTAGGCGCAAAAGCCGACGAATGCATAGAACTGTAGGAGGTGCAAATATGAGCACGCTCGGAAACAGAAAGCACAGCATAATCGACGGTCTTGAACCAAGCGTCAAGGACGCAGTGGACGAAATGATAAGAGCCGGATTTGTATACCGTGAGATAGTGGATTACATAAGAACAACCGGAACGGAAATATCAATAGGAAGCGTTCACAGATATGTAAAGCGTTTTCGTGAATCCCTTGAGCGTATCAGGTTATCCCAGGAAAACTTCAGGGCGCTTACGGAAGAAATAGACAGATACCCTGATATAGATATGGCGGAGGGGATACTGAGGATATTAAGCAGTCAGGTGCTTGACGCAGTAAGCCGAATGCCGGACGAGGAAATTAAATCAAAGAATTTCGATACTCTTGTAAAATCAGCGGTGTCCCTAGCCAGAGCAGCGGCATACAAAAGGAACGCCGACCTTAAATCAAAGGACATAATTGAAAGCGGAGCGGATTAGTTCAGGACGCTGATATTTGACGCAATGGCGTCGGAACGGCCGGAGCTGTATAAGCAGGTCAAAGAATTTTTAAAGGAAAAGGAAGGCACGCTGTAATGTATGCTGTACAGACAAAAACCGGAAGCGAGCTTGCGTGTGCTGTATTTCTCGGCAAGCTGGGGTATGAGGCGAAAGCGCCGGAAAAGATAATGATAATACGTCGCGGCGGTACTTGGCTTCATGAAAGAAAGCTTGTGTTTTCAGGATATATATTTATAGACTCGGAAGAAATAAAGCCGGAGGATTATTACAGAATAAAGAATGTATCGGGAGTAATAAATTTTCTTGGAAAGGGCAGTCCCGAAAAGCTTTCAGAGCCTGAAAGACAGCACATCAATTGGCTGTGGAACGGAGGAAGACCAATTGAACCTTCAAAAATATATGTAACAGCCGAAGGAATAAAAAGTGTTCTGTCCGGACCGCTGAGAAATTATCGGGGCGGATACATAGATTATGATCTCAGGCATAAGAGAGTTAGAATAGAAATATCCGTATGCGGAGTTTCCAAGCGTGTGACTCTGCCGGCAGAATATGTTTAAATCCCTGAATGAGAATGTGTACGGTTGATTCGTCCTGTGCATATCAGTTCAGCGGAATAGGGTCAAAAACGGCTTTTTAAAAGTAAAATGCTGAATGGCGGAGCATACCAAATGGGGATATGCGTTTAAAAACGTTTTAGCGCCCTTTAAAAACGTTTGAAGAAAATCAAAGGAGAAATTTATCCATAAAAAACTGAATCGCTTAGAGGGGCATTACAGCCCTTATTTTTGTGCCCTGAAAAGGAAGTGAAAAAATGGGCGTACTGAAGAACAAAAGTATAAAGTCTTTGCTTGAAGGGATAGATAATTATGAAGCCGGGCGGAAAGGAATAAACGGCGGAAGTCTCGGCGGAATAAAAAGTCTGTATGAAGAGTTTTTAAAAACTGACAGCAAGCCGAAAAGGGATAAACTGACGGGAGAATTTAAGAAGCGAAGTCAGGAATTTGCAGAATTTATCAGGTCGAATCCCGAGCTTGTTGATACGGAAATACAAAAAGCGCTGCTTGTTGCGGCTTCCGGAGGAGAATACAGCGAGGAAGAGATAACAATTGACAGCAGCGGAAGAAAAAAAGTAAAACATATCAGAAAGACAGCTTTGCCGGATATATCGGCAGTGCGTGAGCTTATAAATATGAACGGAAGTTCAGAAACGGCGGAAAGCAGTATGGCAAAGGCCTGGATAGAAGCATTGGTCGGGGAAGATGGTTATGAGCGGCAAGAAAAAGAGCGGTGACTTTGTAAAGATTTTCAGGGAGAAGATACCTGCATACCGTAAAGACCCAGAGCTTTTCGGGCGTGAGGTATGCAGATTTGAACCGGATACCTGGCAGAGGTTGGTGTTTAGGGATATAGCAAGGGCAAATAAGGTAACGGTAAGGTCCGGTCAGGGCGTAGGAAAAACAGGCTGCAAAGCTGTTCTTGCACTGTGGTTTCTGACTTGTTTTCCGTATTCAAGGGTGGTAGCGACAGCGCCTACAAAACAGCAGCTTAATGATGTGCTGTGGGCGGAAATATCAAAATGGCAGTCAAAAAGTCCTCTTTTAAAGGCTGTTTTGAAATGGAAAAAAACTAAGGTTGAAGTTGCCGGAAATGAAGAACGATGGTTTGCAACTGCAAGGACAGCCACAAAGCCCGAGAATATGCAGGGGTTTCATGAGGATAATATGCTGTTTATTGTTGATGAAGCTTCGGGCGTAGCCGAGAACTGGTTGAAAGGTCAGCCGCAGCAGAATTTGAAGAACCTAAAGTACCAAGCCTTATACATATCGGGTGTGACGTTGCAAGGTTTGGGGATGATAAAACCGTAATAGGGTACAAGGTAAATGAAAAAGCTGAAATATACAGAAAGCGGCAGGGGCAGGATACAATGAAAACTGCTGATGATATAGTGATGTGCTATGAAATGCTGCTGAAAAAGTATCCCAAGTACAAAAGTCCTGTAGCGGTAAAGATAGATGACGGAGGACTCGGAGGCGGAGTAGTAGACCGTCTGAGGCAGATAAAAAGGAATAATCCAAAGAGGTTCAGTCAGCTTGAAATATTCCCGGTGAAGTTCGGACAGAGAATGAAGCATCCGCATTATTTTGATTCTACAACATATATGATGAGCGTTGTAAGGAATCTTCTGTCGCCTCATGATGAGGAGGGAAAGCCCAAGCCCATAGAGCTGATACTTCCCAATGACAATGACCTCATAGCGCAGCTGTCTGTTAGAAAATATGAAATGACGGACGATTCAAGGCTGAGAGTAGAAAGCAAGGATGCAATAAAGAAAAGGGGCGGACATTCTCCCGATGAGGCGGACTGCATACTGCTTTGCTGTCTGCCGGTGAAGTTTAAAAAGGAAAGGGGGCAGTAATTTGAGTAAAAACAGAAATACCCATAAAATAAAGGCGGAAATAATAAGAGCCGAACAGCCGGTTAAGAAATCGGACGAACCTACAGGTATAAAGGAATCAGAAAACAGTTACAATGAATGGATTCCTTACAAAGCGCCCCTTGAGGGATATAAAAATCTTGTGACCCATTCTTCAATACTTCCCCAGTGTATTGCGGCATATGCAAAAAATATAGCCGGATTCGGATTGGGAGTAAGATACAGAGAGGATGTGCAGGATACCAAGAACCTTGAAGAAGAATTTAACAGGCTTCAGTCAATTGTGGAGCTTTTGTCCCTGGACTGCGATATAAAGGAAATACTTGAGCAGATAGTTGAAGCAAGGGAAACTTACGGAATAGCGTATCTTGAGGTGCTGAGGGACAATGAAGGCAAGGTTGAAAGCGTTTACTGTCTGAATAATATTTACACTGTTGAAAAGTCAAGGGAATCGGATGAAACAGTGATGTCAGATTTCTATTACAAAGGAGAAAAAATTGTACGCCGGAAACGCTGCATAAATGCAAAGACGGTATATTTCAAGGAGTTCGGCGATAAGCGTGTAATGGACAAGAATACCGGAGAGTATGTTGATACGAAAACCGGAAAATTAGAAATAAGCGACCAGGCAAATGAGATACTTGAATTTAGGCTTGGCTCTGAGCCTTACGGTGAAGTACGCTGGATAGGGCAGATCCTTAATATTGACGGAAGCAGAAAAGCGGAGAATCTAAATAAAACATACTTTGAGAACGGCAGGCACACACCTCTTGCCATACTGATAAAGGGCGGAACTCTGACAGACAAAAGCTTTAATGACCTTCAGGTGTATATGAATGATATTAAGGGTGAAGCCGGACAGCACAGTTTTATGCTGCTGGAAGCGGAGAAAAACGAAAACAGCACGGGAATGACAGAGGAAAAAACGCCTGAAATAGAAATCAAGAACCTTGCGGATATTCTCCAGCATGATGAATTGTTTCAGGATTACCTTGAAAACAGCAGAAAGAAAGTGCAGTCGGCATTCCGTCTTCCCGACCTTTATTTGGGGTATACCACCGACTTTAACAGAGCTACGGCACAGACTGCAATGGAGGTAACGGAAAAGCAGGTTTTCCAAACGGAACGTCAGTCACTTGCATGGATAATTAATAATAAACTGCTGAATGAATACGGTTTCAGGAATGTTGAGGTATATTTTAAGGAGCCGGACATTACCAATCCGGATGATCTGTTCAAAATGCTGACAGTGGCTAATAATGCCGGAGGACTCACGCCCAATAAAGCAAAGGAGATACTTTACAGTCAGATCGGAGAAACAAGCGATGACTTTGAAGAAGAGTGGGGAAACACTCCTGTTATTGTCAGCAGAAACACTTTGAGCGGACTTGATACTGCAATTATGAAAGCGCAGAACGCTGGTGAAAATACAGAGATAATCTCGGTTATGAAGGCTGTACGTTCTCTTTTAAAGAAGATGAACAAGGGAGGCTGACAGGATGTGTACTGAATGTCAGCTTTTAATTAAGTCGATAGATGCATACATAGCAAAAGAGAACGACAAGCTTGCGGACGAACTGAAAAAAGCAGGATTTGCGGAAGCTTCCGATACAGTCAGGCATTCCGAGGAGCTTGAAGAAAAAATTGTCGAGATTCTTGAAGAACAGTCGGAAGACTTTGAGGAACTGCTGAAAAAGGCAGAAGAAAGCGGTATTGACCTTGAGAGTTTTATTGAAGATTACTGGAAAAGGTTCAAGGAAGCGGATAAAATAGGAGAAAAGCTGTTTCCTGTATTTTTCGGAGAGTATTCAGAGTATATACCTGTCCTTTCTAATGTATATATAAGTCAGCTGGATTCTGAACTGACAGTAAATAAAATCTCGGAAAAGACATCTGACTGGATAGCGCAGTGGAGCTATGAGCTTGCGGACATAATGAAACTGTCTTCTCATAATGAAATAGAGGGAATACTTCAAAAAGGTCTTAAAGAGGGAAAAAGCATTCATAAAATTTCAGCAGATATTGCAGAGCACGGCATACGTGATACGTACTATAAGGCAAAGCGTGCGGCGCTTACCGAAACACTGCGTGCACACAGCGTTGCCCGTGAGGAATCAATACAGCAGTGTCCGGCAGCAGAATACAAGGAATGGGTGCATACAAGCGGATACAGAATTGAACCGCGCCTAAATCATATAAAGATAAGCGGTCAGGTTGTTCCTAAAAATCAGACCTTTACCCTTATAGGAGTAAACGGAAATGAGTATCATCCTGCAATTCCCCGCGACCCTTTACTTCCACCGGAGGAATCAATAAACTGTCACTGCGTTCACAGAGGAATTGTGTCAGAGGATATTTTAGGGCTGCCCCTTGAGGAACGCAAAAAGCTTCAGCAGAAGGCAATTGAAGAAATAGACTCAGACCGCTTTGACGAGATGAACGAACGGGAAAAGGCCAAGGCAGGAATAAATGAAGATACCATAAAATGCGACTGGCTGAAAAACAAAACTGTTGAGGAAAGAAAGACATATTTCCGTTCAGATTCAAGATGGGCGCTGTTTGAAAGCGGAGTCATTCAAAATGACGCAGACCTTGAAAGACTGTATAAGACAGTGGACACTCCCAAAGGCAAAAGAAAAGTGTTTAAATCGTTGACTGAACTTAAAGATGATGGTATAATAACAGTACCGGATAAAACGATCAAGCATTCTACTGTGGGGGATTTTGCCAATGTCAAAAATCCTAAAAAACCGCCCGGAGAAAAGAACGGCGGAAAGATGAAAGGCGGAGGACATTCTCAAAAAAATATTAACGAGCTTGAATCAAGAGGCTATGCGTATACTATAACTAAAACCTACAGCAATGGAGTTAGAATAGGCAATGTGAATTTTCATAAGGATGAGTTTAAAAGTAAAAAATCAGGTCAGTCATGGTTTCCGGAAACATGGGATGATAACGAGGTGCTTAAAGCAGGGACATATACAGCCAATTATTCCAAGGATGACGGTATGCCTAAATTTGCAGAATACAACGGGGTAAGGGTAGGGATATACCTTGACAATGAGGGTTATCCGTCTACTATTTTTCCGGACGGAGGAAAGCAGCCTTAATATAAGGGAGTTATAAATGATAAACAAAGAAAAATTTTATAAAACAATTGAAAAAAGAAAAAGCCTGCATATTAATTACCCTAATCTTGAAGAAGAAGTGTGGAAGCCGAGGCTTGAAGCACTCGGAGAAGATGAAGATGAGATAATTGAGTTTATGGATAGTGCAGACAACGAAGTGCTGGAAGCGTTGTGGTCTGTGTATGACGATTTGATGGATAAATTCCCAAGTGAAAAAATGGATAAAGCAATAGACCGTTATCTTGAAAATTATAAGAAAACATACAATTAAAAATATATGTAATTAAACATAAAACAGCATTTATGTAAGGCATATTGATAAAAAAGCCAAAATTTAATCATATGATAGCTGAAATCACTATGTTGTGATTAAAAATATGCATATTTATTAGCATCTCAATTGAGGTGCTATTTTTATATCCAAATTTAAGAAAAGACTGAATAAAACATATTTAAAACGCCGTTTTAAGGGCGTTTTTATTATGCCCTGGATAAGGCGTAAAACTGTCTGAAAAGAAACGGAGGTGTAAAAATGGCGGAGCTGGCAAAAGCAAAAAGAATATCGGACGTGGAGGTTCAGTTTGTATCCCTTGTGGACAAAGCGGCAAACAGGAAATCATTTCTGATAACTAAGGCAGAGGACGGGACAGCGTCCTTTTCTGCAAACGGCAGGATAGTCAAGACGGACGCAGGCAGTCACTATGTGACAGGTATTGTTTATGAGCCCATGACAGAGGATACCCAAGGCGATTTCATGACGGAGGAGGAAATACGCAAGGCCGCTCATTGGTTTGCCAAAAACGGAGAGGGCATTGACATTCAGCACAATTTCAAAAAGTTTGAAAAAGCCGAGGTTGTAGAAAACTGGATAGCTAAAGCGGACTTTGAAATTGACAAGGAGAAAATCAGAAAAGGCACATGGCTGATGACAGTGGAGATAACAGACCCCGAGGTTTGGACTGCTGTTGAAAAGGGAGAAATAACCGGATTTTCAATGGGAGGAAAGGGAGTTTACAGCGAAAGCGATGTGGACATTGATGGGATCAGCAAGTCTGAAAAGAAAAGCATTTTTAAGAAATTTGCAGAGATGTTTGGTCTTGAGGTTGTGGAAAAGGGAGTGTTTTCGGAAAAGCATGCACAGCATAAAAAATCTACAGTGTTTTGGGACGCATTCTATGATCTACAGGATGTACTGTACAGGCATGATCCCGAAACGGGTATATCAGAATTTGAAACGGATTCAGAAAAGATAAAGGAGTGCCTGTCAGAATTTTCAGAAGTTATTCAGGAGGTTCTTACAGGAGAAACAGAAACAATCGCCAAAGCCGGCAAGACATTAAGCGCTAAAAACATCGAAAGGCTAAAATCAATTTATGAAAACATCGGAGGTCTGCTTGAAGAAGCAGGAGAAAAGGAGGAAACTATGACAAAATCCGAAGTAATGGAGCTTATTAAGGAAACCGTAAAAAAGTTTGAAAAGGCGGAGGGCACAAAGCAGGGCGATGAACCTGACGAAGCAACAAAAAAGTTTATTATCAGTACTGTAAAGGAACTGCTTAACGAGTCAAAGAAGGATGACAAGGCTGTAACAAAATCAGAGGTTGAGGAGCTGGTAAAGGGCGCAATGGAACCGCTGTATAAGGCAAGAGGCATTCCGTCAAATCTTGACAGTCAGGCAGAGCCTGTCGGCAAAAGTGAAGATCAGTTTGATGGAGTATTCATTTAAGGAGGAAAAAATATGGAAAGCAACAGAAGTATAATTTCAAAAGCGGCAGCTGATACCGCGGCGCTGGGAACAGGCGGAAAGCTTAATGCAGAACAGGCGAATCAGTTTATTATATTCATGCAGGATTACTCGCCGTTTCTGAAAAATACAAACTTTATAAAAATGACAAAGACCACAAGAGACCTTGACAGTCTTGAAGTAAACAAAAGAGCACTCCGACGTCAGGCTGAAAACGCCGACAATCCGGCAAGCGGAACAGCGGTGCATAAGCGCCGTACCCTGAACGCTGTGGGGGTTATCATGCCGTATGATGTGACATTCCAGTACATGAAGGAAAACATTGAGGGGGAGCGTGCCAATTCAACCCTTGCGAAGCTGTTTGCCCAGCAGTTTGCCAATGATACGGTTGAACTTGCCTTTATCGGCGATGAATCCGACAGCAATGAATTTATTAGTATCAATAACGGCTGGATAAAGATAGCTAAAGATGACGCGGATACACACAAGTATGATACAGCCGGCAGTACGGATTATCTGAATGAAGTATTTCCCGGACTTCTTTCGGCAATGCCGAACAAGTATTATTCTCTGTATACCCAGGAGGATAAGTCAAAAATCAAGATTTTCTGTTCTCCGACAGTAAACAGAAAGTACAAGCAGCAGCTTCAGGCAAGAAATACAGCACTGGGAGACGCACTCATTACCGGAGGCAAAAACGTAAGCTATGACGGATTTGAAATAGTGCCGGTAGCGTTTATTCCGGACGATGTTCAGATTGTAACGCCTTATGAGAATCTTGTATACGGAATTTACGGACCGAGCCTTGAAGTATACCACCAGGTAAAGCCGAGAATGACAAGACATGAATACACACTTCTTGCCGACTTTGATATGGAGATAAATAATCCGGACGCATTGGTAATAGGAAGTAAATTTACGGAAGGAGCATAAAGAAAATGCCGAGGAAGAAAACTGACGATATCATCCAGGAAGAAGAAACAGATAATATTATTCCTGGTGAAACGGAAGAAGCCGAGCCTGAGTGCAGTTCTGAAACAGCAGTGCTAAAACTTGTTAAAGGCGCTTCCTTTACTTCCGAGGGAATGGTTTACAGTAAAGAAATTCCGGAAAAGGTTTCCGCTGAAACAGCAGAGCAGCTGATGAAAACCGGATTCTTTGAAAGGGTGTAGCCGTATGGCAGAAAGACCCTGGGCAACTCCTCAGGAGGTAAGGGATTATTCGGATATTGAATCAATAAGCAAAAGAACCGATAACCGTATTGCCGTAGACATCTCAAGGGCAGAACAGTATGTAATTTACCATACCAATAATGATTTTTCAGAATATGAGGAAATACCGCAGAATGTAAAGACAGCCGTAATTCTCCTTGCGGAGGCTTACGGCTATAATTCTGCCGTTTCGGCAAGGGAAATGAAATCGGAAACCTATGATGAATACAGCTATACTGCCGAGAATACCGTTAAAGATTTAAAGGAACTGGGCGTTGAAGAACTGCTCGGAGAGTATGTTGCTGTAAAGCCAAAAAACGGAGTTACAATGCGCCTGAGAAGACTATAGCGGAGGTGAGATAATGTCATTTGAAAAACTGCTGGATCATAAATGCAGTATTTATCATTTGGAAAGGTCGGAGAAAACGGCCGGATACGGTCTGCCGTCCTCAGTTTCTTTCGGTTATCCCGAAAAGCCTGATATATCGGAAGTACCATGCCATTTCGGCATAAATTCAATGTCTTCATCTGTAAAGCAGGGGAATCCACAAAACAGGCTTGAGGAAAAGCTGAAGCTTTCGCTTCCTGCCGGAACGGATATACGTATTAACGACAAGGTGGTCAACTGCGAAAACGGCATGGAGTATACAGCAGAGCTGCCGAGAAATATACGAGATCACCATATTATCGTATATGTAAAGCGTGTGCATGAACAGGAGGCGCTGTAATGGCTGAACCTGATAATGCAAATAGCTTTTTCGGAAAATGCAGTACAGCCGGAAACGGTGATTTTGAAAAAGTACTGGCATTATTCCTTGAGGGAATCGGAATGGAATTTCTGAGGGTAATTCAGGATGAGATAATTCGTCTGAAAGCGGTAGACACAAGACTGCTTCTTGCAAGCTTTCATAAAGGCGGAAACGATTCGGTATGGGAGCTTAACGAAGGCGGCTTGATAATTGAAGTCGGAACTAATGTGGAGTATGCAAAGTATGTAAATAACGGTCACTGGACCTGCAAAAAGGGCGAGGCAATGAGGTTTGTTCCGGGGTATATGGTCGGCGAAAAGTTTGTATACGACCCGTCAGCCAAATCGGGAATAATGCTGAAACAAAGATGGATTGATAGAAAACCTTTTTGGGAAAACGGAATCAGCGCAATAGAAAAAATGCTTCCCGACCTTATGGAAAGAAAGGTACAGCAGTGGTTTGACAGTTATTTCGGATAGGAGAAGGAATGCTTGAAAAGGAAATAGCTTCGATAATAAGGTTTATACTTGAGTCTTGCGGAAACCCTGTTCCGTATTACCATAATATGCCCGAAAGCTTTATAGTACCGTCCGTATACTTTCCTGTTCCGGAGATAAATCAGATACCGGATACAATGAGTGCATACGGAGCAGAGTATACAATGTTTGTGAACTTTTTCCACAGCAGTACAGAAAGAGCCTATGAGCTTGCCCTGCCGGCATTTCAGCGTATAAACGATCACAGCAGGCTGATACCCATGGTAGATATATCGGGAGAAAAAACAGGTGAATATGTAAGGCTTAAAAATATTCAGCTTAAAAAGGCGGATGAATGTGTTTATGAAATGCAGATAGACTGGATAATCCGCAGACCCTTCATAAAGGAGGAGTATGAGCTTATTCAGAATTTTTATATGAACGGAGGTATCTTATGACAAAGAAAAAGGAAGAATCAAAAACGGAGGTTCAGAACATGACTGAAAAGTCTGAACCGGTATTCCCGGTTGAAAGGCTGAGAGAAAACTGCGCTAAGCTTTTCGGAGTATCTCAAAGCACTTTTGACGGTGCGGCTTACGGGCTAAGCGGAGAATACACGGTCAAGGAAATGAAATCATTAATTGAAAAGTGGAAAACAAAGGAGGTAAAGTAAATGGCAGGAGGAACATTCGATAAATCAGTCGGCAAGACAAGACCGGGGACATATATAAATTTTTCACCGGCGGCGCAGAATATCATAGGAACATCGGATAGGGGTACAGTTGTAATTCCCCTTGTCGGGCATAATTACGGTCCGTCAAAGCAGTTTATTGCACTGTCAAACAGCTCTCCCGATTCAGAGGCGGCAAAACTGGGATACAGCATATATGACGATAATCCGTCAATGCTGCTCATAAGGGAAGCCTTTAAAAATGCGGCGGAGGTTATTGTATACATTCCCGGTTCGGGAACAAAAGCGACGGGAACCGGCGGAGGTCTTACGGCTTCGGCAGTCTATGGCGGAACAAGAGGAAACGCCCTTAAATATACAGTGGCAGAGAATCCGGCTGACGGTTTTGACGTAAGCGTATACCTTGATGAAGCCCTGATTGAAGCCTTTGAGGGGATTGCTCAAGTATCGGAATTAAACAGTCAATACATAACATTTAAGGGTGAAACCCTTGAAGTATGTGCCGGAGTAAACCTAAGCGGCGGTACTGATTCACTGTCTGTTAATGCGGATATTGCAGAGTTTCTTGACAAAATTGAAAGCATAAAGTTTAATACCCTCTGCTTCCCTGTAGATGACGAATCTTTGAAATCTGCCTGTAAAACTAAGATACGTTATTTGAGAGAAAACGCAGGCAAAAGAGTCAGGGCGGTAATACCGGATTTTAACGCAGATTATGAGGGTATTATCAATGTTACAAATTCAGTTGCAGTTGACGGAAAGGCTCTTACTCATGCCCAGACCACAGCATGGGTTGCAGGTGCGGACGCTTCTGCTTCAAATACACAGAGCAATACATATAAGGTTTATGAGGGCGCGGATTCGGTAGTTGACGCGAAAACTCATGAGCAGTCGGTTGCCGCAATCAATAACGGAGAGTTTTTCTTTTCATGTTCAGACGAGGGAAAGGTAATTGTTGAGTATGACATTAACAGCCTTGTGACATTTGATGAAAAGAAAAGTCAGAATTACAGAAAGAACAGGATAATGAGAGCGCTTGACAGTATAGCTGAAAGCATATCTCTTAATTTTCCGCCGAACAAATACAGCAACAGCGAAATAGGCTGGGATATAATGGACGGTATGGGCAGGGCTTTGCTTCAGCAGTTCCTTGACGCAGGTACGATTACAAATGTAAGTCCCGAAACTGATTTTGCAGTTGACAGAACAAGAAGCAGAGGTGACAGCACATATTTTAACGTATCGGTTCAGCCTGTCGACAGTGCAGAAAAGCTGTACTTTACAGTAGAAACAAGATAAGGAGGAAGTAAAGTGGATAAATTTAACCTTAATCCGATAATGATGACAGAGGGAGAAATGACCCTTGACGGTGTTGTTATATCGGACAACGTAAAATGTGAGATAAAGTTTACGCCGGATGTATGGACAGGCAAGACGCTGGGAGAACGCACCCCCAGTTCAAGATGGAAGGGCTGCACCATAACAGTATCAGTCACACGAAGACGTACTACGCCGTGGGCAAAGGATATAGTAAAGAAATATCTTTCAACGGGAGCAACTCCCGAGATGACAATACAGGGAATAATGACGGACAAGGGTTCGGATTATTACAGTCAGTACGGAACGGATACGATTACTGCTGTGGGCTGTGTTCCTACAGGGGATATAATCCTGCTGGGACTGGACGCAGACGGAGCAGAGCTTAACGATACTATTACATTCAATGCAAAGAATGTAATATTCTAAGCAACAAGCAGTTTAAACTAAATTTTAATAATATTTTTGGAGGATCAAGAAATGAGAAATCTAAGCTATTTTATGAGAGAAACAAAGGAAGAAATTGTAAAGGTAAAAGCGCCGGAAAGCTTTAAGGACGAAAACGGAAATGTTATTGACATGGAAGTAAAGCTTCTGTCAAATCAGCACGTAAATAAGATTCGTGAAAAATACCGCAGACGTTCAATAGCCCTTGATAAGAAAGGTAATCCGTACATATCAAACGGTGAAGTTGTATTTAAGACAGAAGATAACTTTAGTAAGTTCCTAAGACATATTCTTGCTGAGGCTATTGTATATCCAGATATGCGTTCAAAGGAGATTATGGAATTTTACAATTGCTATGATATTTCGGAAATTCCATTGCGTGTATTTTCAAATACGGAAGAATACAACTATGTATTCAAAACAGTTCTTACACTTCTTGGACTGCTTTCAAAGGATGAAGAAAATACTGATGACAAGGATATTGAAGAAGCAAAAAACTAATATCCTGCAAGGGGTCTGATTCATATTGGGCGCACCTGTTATGGCAGCGGCACGGACTGCGGCCGGAAGAGTTTGAAAAAATGCCGAGGCGCACCAAACTCTTCTATATCGCGTCCGAATTATGTGAATCCGAGGACTCTTGCAGGAGTGAGATACATATGCTTAGAAGCATTGTCAGAAGGGGAGGGATCATATAGTGCCGACAATCAAAACTATTTTTGCGCTGGAAGATCGCGTAAGTCCTGCTTTAAATAATATTGGGAACACGGGAGACACTGTTCTTTCCGATATTGAAAACGCCGCAGCGGCAGTCAATAAGACAATGAACAATACAGCAGAAAGCACATCTCAGACAGCGGTATCTCTCTCTAAGTTATCATCTTCCGGGTCAGGGGTGATTTCGCAGTCAAGAAGTATTGCGGATGTACTGGAGGCAGAAGCGCAGAAGGCACATAATACAGCTTCAAGATATAGGGAACGTGCCGATCAAATGGCTTCTGCCGCCGATTATGCAAAAAAGTACTATGAAAGCCTTAAAAATGAAATGCTGCAAACCGATAACCTGACTGAAGCAATGAAGGAAAATGCTCAGGCGGCTCTTGAAGAGGCAGAACGCTTAGAAAAAGCCGCAAAGGCAGCTGATAAAAAGGCCGTTAAAGCAGAAAAAGCGGCTGAATCAGCTGAGAAAATGTCGGAGGCGGCACAAAAGGAGGCGCAAGCTGCTCTTGATGAAGCTGAAAGTCTTGAAAAGGCGGCTGTAGAGGCAGAAAAAAAGGCGTCCAAAACCGAGAAATTGGCTGAGTCAGCCGAAAAGACCGCAGAGGCTTCAGAAAAAGCGGCACAGGCAAATCTTGAAGAAACTGAAAGTCTTGAAAAGGCGGCAAAAGCGGCTGAAAAGACAGCTCAGGCAGAAGAACAGTTATCGGATTCAGCGGGCATGGTTGTTTCGGCAGAAAAAAATGTTGCCAGCGCTCTTGATAAGTCAGAAAAGGAAGCCAAAGAATACAGCGAAGCTACGAGCAAAGCCGCAGACGATAGTGAAAAGCTGGGTGAAAAGGGCACAGGCGCTATAACTGATCTAAAAGATGTAATTGTAAATGCCGGGATAGTGATGGGTCTTAAAAAAATCGGTGACGCATTTCTTGAATGCAGCCGTTCAGCGGCAGAATTTGAATCAGGCATAGCTAAAGTTTCAACAATTGCAGATACTTCAAGGGTATCATTAAGTACGATTGAAGCAGATATTATGTCCCTTTCACGAAATACAGGTCAAAGCGCAGGAGATATAACCGAAGCCGCATATCAGGCGATGTCCGCAAGTGTTGATACTGCAAGTGCAGTGAAGTTTGTAGATGAAGCCAATAAGCTTGCGGTCGGAGGCTTTACTCAGCAGGCAACTGCGGCGGACGTCCTTACAACAGCAATTAACGCTTACGGTCTTCAGGTAGCAGAAGCCACTCGGCTTTCCGATATGCTCATTATGACCCAGAACCTCGGTAAGACAACGGTTGACGAGCTTGCTCAGAACATGGGACGAGTTATCCCCCTTGCCTCGGCGTATAATGTTGAGATGGATAATTTGTCAGCGGCTTATGCTGAAATGACAAAGAACGGTATTGCAACAGCAGAATCTACCACCTACATAAAATCAATGCTCAACGAACTCGGCAGTTCGGGCAGTGAGGTATCAAAGGTACTTACGGAACAAACCGGTCAGTCCTTTGCTCAGCTTATGCAGGACGGTTATTCATTAGGTGATGTGTTTCAGGTACTCGGTCAAAGTGTTGACGGCAATACAACGGCGTTTAATAATTTATGGGGAAGTCAGGAAGCCGGAATTGGTGCATTGTCTCTGTTTAATTCCGGTGCAGCAGCATTTAACGGTACGCTCAGGGAAATGCAGGGTTCAGCCGGGGCAACGGAAAAGGCATATTCTGCAATGACAGATACCACAGAGTTTGCCGCACAGCGTATGTCTAATTCATTTTCTAATCTTAAGCTGACTGTAGGCGGACAGCTTAATCCCGTAATGGAGGAGCTTTACAATAAAACGGCAGATATTGTGGATTCCTTTACCGGCTTTGCAGATGAACATCCCAGCGTTGTGGCAGGTCTTACGGCAGTGGGAACAGGACTGACAGTTGCTGCCCTTGCGGTTACGGGATTTACAGTAGTTACCAAACTTTCCACTTTGGCTGTAAAAGCTTTTACTTCCGTTATGAATGCAAATCCGGTATTTGCGCTGGCAAGCGGAGTTATCACATTAGTTTCAGCTGTTTCGGCATTTTCGGAGGTAATGGAATCTAACAGCGGCGTTGAAGATTACACCGGAACAATTGGTGAGTGCAGAACGGAAATAGAAGCCACAGAAGAAAAATATAAAGCGATATGCGAAACCTACGGTGCAAATTCTTCAGCTGCCAAAGAACTAGCAGGAGAATTGGATACTCTGAACGCTCAGTATGTAAAGGGCGGCGGAGTGCTTGCAGATTATGGACAGAAGGCTGCTGAAGCAGAGGAAGAACTGAGGCAGACAGAGGATTCTATAAGGGCGTCATATGAAGCTATTGCCAATACACAAAACGGCGGAATGACGGCAATATCCATGCTGGAATCATTATCAAACAAATCTCAGAAAACTAATGCCGACCTGGATATGATGAGCCAGTATGCTGATTACCTTAATGATACGTTTAACTGTAATATTGAGGTGGATTATGATACCGGAAAGCTGACGGGATTCGATCCTGCCGATGCTTCAAGCCTTATACTTGATGCAAGAAAAGAAGCGGAGCGTCAGACCGCTATGGATTTTCTGACGAGCGCGGACGAGCAAAATAAATATATTAACCGGCTTAAAAAGCTTCAGCAGGCGAAACAGGATTATGCAGATCTTGAAAAGGAGATAGAAGAGGCTTCTACTGATCTCAGCTATGTTAATGATAGCGGAAGGGATATTTGGGATGAATATGAGAACCTTCCGGATGAAATCGAAAGACTGCAGAAAAATATCAATAAATCTAATGAGAGATTCCGGGAACAGGCGGCGGTAATAGACGAAACCGGAGAAACATATAACATTTTGATGAAATCTCTTGAAGCTGCGGCGGAAGCTGAAGACGAGGCCGCTGAAAAAGCGCAGGAGCATACAGAAGTTCTGTCTGCGGAGGAACAGGGGGCTCAGGCGGCGACTGAAGTATTGTCCGGAATGTCGGATGAGATACTTGAATTATGCAATGCGTATGACGAAGCATATAATTCTGCTTATGAAAGCTTTAAGGGGCAGTTCGGACTATTTGATGAAGCTAAGGCGCAAGCTGACGCTACCGTTGAAAACGCACAGGCGGCGCAGGATTCCCAGCTTCAGTATTGGACGCAGTACGGAGAAAATATTAAACTTCTTTCTCAAACATCTGCTGAAAGTCTTGGCGTTACTCAGGAAAACTATAACGCACTTATGGAGTATTTACGAAGCGGAGATCAGGAAGCAGCTGGTCTTACTCAAAGTGTTGTTAGTCATATAGAGAACGGTGAAAAGGAAGCCGTGGCGGCTCTTGCCAATACTATCGGAGAAGTTGACAGCAAACAAAAAGAAGCTTCAGATACAACCGCTTTATGGAAAACAGATTTAAACAATAAGCTTCAGGAATGTGTGGAAGAAGCGACAAATAAAGTAAGCAACGATTTTAATTTGTCTGCCGAAGCAAGGGCAAGCGGAGTAAATACAATAAATGCTTATGCACAGGCTATACAAAATCAAAAAAGTTCAGCGATTTCAGCTGCGCAGAGTGTAGTTGATTCTGTACGGGCTGTATTCGATAAATCCAATATTACATATACTGTGCCGGAGGAAACGACATCGTCCCCGGTAAAAAGAGGATATGCCTCAGGAACATTATCGGCAGAACCGGGAGTTGCCCTTGTGGGAGAGGAAGGCCCTGAGCTTGTCATGTTCAGGGGTGGAGAAACAGTGTATACAGCCGATGAAACAGAGAGGATAATAAAGGGCAATTCAGAACGTCCTTTATACGTTCCTCACGAAGAATCAGGAACACCGCAGAACGATAACCAACCGGCGGCAGTGCCATGCCGAAAAATTGAACTTGAAATAAACGGCAAGGGAAAAATAGAAATGAAGTCCGGAACAGATAAGGATGAAGTCGTAAAGATTATGCAGGATAATTTAAAGCCGGTGCTTTATGAAATAGTATCAACGGAATTTTTTGAAGAAGGGGAACGTGCCTATGAGTACTAAGGATTATCAGTTCTGGATTCATGCAAACGGCGGGACTGACAAGGTTCAGCTTCCTGTAAACCCTGAGTCAATCTCAGTGAAGTACAGCTCCGATAATACAACATATAACATAGATTCGCTGGGGGAAACGGTATTGCCGACAAAGTCAAGAAAAGCGGCGGTAATATCGTTTTCCTCATTTTTTCCTGCAAGGAAATTTGAAGGGTACAAGCTTAAGACTTTAAAGAATCCCCAGTGGCTTGTTAGCAAAATGGTAAGCTGGCTTTCGTCTGACAAGCCTGTGAAGCTTGTAATAACTCAGTGCAAAATTGATATGTACTGTACGCTTGAAAGTTTTGATTATTCGGAGGCCGGAGGAGACCCGGGTACATACAGCTATTCTGTATCGTTCAAGGAATACAGAGCGGTGCAGATGAAAAAGGTAAGCGTAAACAAGACAACGAAAAAAGCCACGGTCAGCAAGCCCGGGACTGCAAGGGTAAGCAATAAGACAGCGCCGAAAACCTATACCGTAAAGAGCGGTGACTGCTTGTGGAATATAGCCAAGAAGTATTACGGTAACGGTTCAGACTTTACAAAAATCTATAACGCAAATAAAAAGGTAATAGGTTCTAATCAGAATCGAATCTATCCCGGACAAGTCCTGACGATACCGTAGAAAGGAACAGAAATGGAAAAAATATGTCTGCTGCTTTGCCGCAGCGGAGATACATACGATATATCCGAACTTGCGGAAAGCATTAAATGGAAAGGACGGAAGGGTTCTGCGGCACGTTCTCTTTCCGTATCCCTTGCAGATAATGCAAATTGCAGAAGCAATATAAATGTAACTGAGGGCAATCAGCTTGTTTTTAAATACGGTAAAAATGAATTGTTTCGGGGAATGATAATGTCCCAGCAGCAGGGAAGCGGGCAAAAAATGCCTGTTACTGCCTATGACAACGGAATTTACCTTTCTAATAACAAGGATACTTTCATTTATGAAAACAAAACCGCTCATGATATTTTTATTGACGTATGCAAAAGGTTCGGAATAAAGTATTCGGATGTTGCAGGTACGGCATATAAGATACCGAATCTGACAAAATCAAAAACCACCGCCTGGGATGTGATACAGGACGCGCTTAGTCAGGACTATAAAACAACGGGAAAACGGCATTATGTTATGTCTTCAAAGGGTGTTTTAAGCCTTGTAAAACGTCAGGAAAAGATTCTTGAATATATGCTTGAAAGCGGAGTCAACCTTATTTCCTACAGCTATAAAAGGAGCATAGAAAACATAAAGACCCGTCTGAAAATACTGTCAGATGAGGATACAGCCGCGGCTTTTAAAAAGGATGCCTCCCTTGAAAAGAAAATAGGAATCTTTCAGGAGATAGAGCAAAAGGACGATAATTTATCGGACGCACAGCTTGGAGATTATATAAATGAAACCCTTAAGGAAATCAGTACTCCGGAAATAAGCCTGACAGCCGAAGCCGTAGGAATGCCTGAAGCAATATCCGGAATGGGTATATATGTAAGAATACCGGACCTTAATATATCTTCAAAGTTCTACATAGACGAGGATACCCACACATTTAAGGGCGGAGGGCATACAATGTCCCTGAAGCTGAATTCTGTAAATGAATAAAGGAGGCAATATATGAATAACAGCACAAGTATTAAGGCGCTGCTGAGTCAGATATCCCCGAAAGGACCGGTACTAATAAAGGGAAAAGTAATTTCGTCATTACCCCTTAAGATTCAGGCGCTGAATGACGAAAAGCTGATAATGAGTGAAAAAACACTTGTAGTCCCCGGAAGAATAGGAAAACTGAATCCGGGGGAACTTGTACATATAATAGTGTTCAACAACAGCAAGGTGTTTTATGTATTAGATAAGGTATAGAGCTATGTCAGTGGAAATAGAAATACCGATCGGGGAAATTGAAGAAGAACCGGAGTCAGCCTCCAAAACATACAAGCTTGATTTGAATAGCGGCAGGATAGGCGGAATAATTGACGGCAGAGAAGCGGCCGAACAGGCAATAAGGAAAGCCCTTGCAACTTTAAGATTCGGTTCGCTTATCTATGACGACCAGTACGGAAACGAACTGGGTGAGATGATACGTGACGGAGAAGCTTCAAGGGAGCTTATAGAGGAATCAGTTCCGGGAATGGTAAAGGACGCTCTTCTTCCTGATACAAGAGTAATTGAGGTTAGTGATTTTGTGACGGAGTTTAAGGATGACGGCGTATATATTTCATTTACGGCGGAAACCATTTTCGGCATACAAAAAATATCGGGGGTGAAAATATAAATGTTTGAGGACAGAAGCTATGAAAATCTGCTCCGGGAAACTCTTGAAAGTGCGCCGGAGGATATTGACGTCAGGCAGGGAAGTATTTTTTATGACGCAGTTGCAGGGACAATTATAAAAATTGCAAAGCTGTATACTGATCTTGAATTGGTTTTCAGTCTAAGCCGGGTAGATACTTCAACCGGTGAATACCTGGACGCAAAAGCTTCAGAATACGGCGTATACAGACATGAGGCTTTGCCTGCAAAGTATACTGCTGTATTTTCCGGAGCAATACCTGAGAACGGTGAACGTTTTTTCTGCGATGATACATATTTTGTACTTCGCAGACCAAAAGAGGGAGCTTGTTATCTTGAATGTGAGATTTCTGGTAACATAGAACTTATGACAGGAAAAAATGCAGTTCCGGTCAATAACATTCCGGGGCTTGCCTCAAGCAAATTCGGAAGTGTGATAGATTACGGTTCAGACCCCGAGGATGATGAAAGCCTCAGACTGAGGCTAAAAGACAAAATATCGGGTTCAGGTGAGAATGCCAATAAACAGCATTACAAGATATGGTGCGAAAGTATTGAGGGCGTAGGCAGGGCGAGGATTATTCCCCTTTGGCAGGGGCCAAACACTGTCAAGGCTGTCCTTATCAACACCGAGGGTTATCCTGTCAGCAGTGAAACGGCTGAAAAGGTACAGAATTACATTGACCCCGGAAGTACAGGTCTCGGCGAGGGTGCTGCACCCATAGGAGCACATTTTACAGCAGTTTCTGCCGGTATTCTGTCAGTTGAATTAAGCCTGACAGCAGAGGTAACCGAGGACGCTGATACATCAATAGTAAAATCTGAAATTGAGTCCGTTGTCAGGGAATATTTTAAGGAACTGTCCGTATCGGAAGATGAAATTGTAATCAGAGTTTCCGAAATCGGCGCAAGAATAAGCCGAATAAACCAAATAGTTGATTACAGCGAGCTAAAGTTCAATGGAAGCGGTGCGAACATTACAGTTGATTCGGAAAGTGTACCGTTGCTGGAGGTGACTGAGATTGAATTTGTTCGGTAATTATTACTCAAATGCCTATGAAGAGCTTGCCTCATACTATCCTGATTATTACCGTGATGTGTATGAAATGCAGGAAATACTTAAGGCTGAGGGGAAGCTTTTAGACGGCCTGGTAAGCGGATTTCAGAGAGTATTTGACAATCAGTTTATTGATACGGCAGACAGCGAAATGCTCTCGGTATATGAGAAGATTCTCGGCATAAGTCAGACTAACGTAAGTTTAGAGGAACGCCGTTCAATTATCAAGGCATATTTAACAGGAACAGGAAAAATTTCGGGATCAATGATATGTCAGATGATATCGGCATATACAGGAACAGAAGCCGAGTGCAGCTTTGACCAGGGAGATTATTACAACAGAAAAAATCTCATTATAACTGCTAAGAGAGGCAGCAGAAATTATTTTAATCTGAGGGAAATATATTCAATGCTGTCGGCAAAGCTTCCGGCGCATATATCTTATAAATTTGACATGACCTGTGAAAGCGGAATTGAGATAAAGACGGAATATTCAGCGCACAGCAATATATTGCCGGACTGCGGAGTGTATTGCTGCGGTCAGGAAGGAGGGTCGTTATGCTATTAAGCGGCAGTTATATATCGGGACTTATCAGTAAAATAGTAAGCGATATATACAGGGTTCAGTATAAGGCTTCGGGGGTATGGCATAATACGGATTCGCTGATAAAGTCGGCAGGCGAAGACCATTTGACTGTTGACGCTATATTTCCGATAGACGGCATGGTAATAAGGGGAATAAGGGTTATAGATTCTCAGGGGAATGTAATAGCCGAAAGGACTGAAAATATCACAAAACCATCCGGGGACCGTCTTGTTATACATTTTAAAATAACCATATCAGAAAGGAGCGTTTCATAATGGCATATACACCTACAAATTGGAAGGATCATCTTGTAACCTCCCAGGCAGTAAGGATTACAGAAAACAGCGACGGGACATTCAAAATAACCCCGGCAGGAAAGGTTATTCAGCAGGGCACAAAAATGTCGGCAGACAATTTTAATCATATGGAACAGGAAATAGCAAGTTTATCTTCCCAAGCAGAAACCTATTACAAGAAAAGCGGCGGAACAATAGGCGGCAATACAGAACTGGCGCAGACAGTGGTACATAATCAGAATACTATACCACTAATTATCAGGAGAGGAAATACAACCTACGGTTCGCTGGGCGTAAAGGCTGAAATTGGTGACGGAAGCGCAGAAGGTACAAAAACACTTGGATTTCTTCAATGGGGAGCTGAGGGAAATTTTTCAGTCAGAAACAGCAGTAACGAATCAATGCTGACTATTACCCCA